CTCCACCGCCGAGCCGGGGCGCACCTCGGCCCAGTGCGCGCCAAGGCGCACCCAGCGCGCGGCCACGCCGCCGCCGCCGTCGGGCGCGTCGTCGCGCGCCTCCAGCGTCAGCAGCCGGGTCAGATCAGGCGCCCTCACAGCCGCACCCGCCGATACGGCTCCAGCAGCGCGGCGACACTCAGCGGCAGCGACGCCGGACCGCGCGCCGCCTCGGCGCGCTGCTCGAAGAAATGCGCCGCAAGCTGGATCACCGCCAGCCGCAGGTCCTCCGGCGCATCGCCCCAGGCGCCGCCATAGCCCGCCACAAAATGCGCCTCGGCATGGCCGTCACGCGGGATCGGCGGCAGCCGCCGCCCGGTCCGCGCCCGGATCGCGGAACGCCCGTCCACGCTCGCCAGCCGCCAGAGCGCGGGATCGACCGTCGCGCGGGCGCCGTCGTCGTGCGCCAGCGCCAGTTCGAGGACCTGCGCGACCGGCTCCACCGGCAGGCTCAGCGCGTCAGGGCTATCCCACGCGCTCACCCGCAGCAGCATCACGCGCTGCAGCAGCGCGCGGCGCGTGCGGTCCTCTACCACGCGCGCCGCCGCATCCATCAGCCGCGCCAGCGCCGCTTCCGACGCGGCGTCGTCGGCGAACCCCTGCGGCAGCCGCAGGTGGGCGGCCAGTTCAGCGACCATCTCGGCGGAAGCCGAGGGCCGGGCTGCATCGATCAGCATGACGTCACCGCCTCGCAAAAAGCTGTTCCATCCCGGCGCCGCATCCGGCGCCGGGTCCGTTCTCCATCACGCGGCGATGGTTCAGGCGGCGGCGAACTTCAGCAGCCGGATGGCGCCGAAATCGGTCACGTCGCCGCCCACGCGGCTGGTGGCGAAGAACTGCACGTGCGGCTTGGCGGAGTAGGGGTCGCGCAGAATGCGCACGTCGGGCCGCTCGGCGATGGTGTAGCCGGCGCGGAAATCGCCGAACGCGATGGCGAAGGCGTCGGGCGCGATGTCGGGCATGTCCTCGACCGACAACACCGGATAGCCCAGCAGCAGCGGGGCCTGCTCGGCGCTCAGGCTCTCCGACCAAAGGAACTTGCCGTCGGCGTCCTTCATCTTGCGCACCGCGCCGGCGGTTTTCGAGTTCATCGCGAACACCGCGTTGCTGCGATAGCGCGCGCCCAGGCTATAGACCAGATCGACCAGCGCATCGGCCGGATCGGTCGGGTTGAACGCGCCCGCCGCGCCGGTGGCGACATAGCCCAGCGATCCCCAGGCCCAGGCGTTGGCGGCGACCTTGGGATAGCTCAGGAAACCGGTCGGCTTGTCCACCCCGTCGCCGGTGACGAAGGCGGCGTTCTCGGCGCGGGCGAACTTCTCGGCGATCCGGTCGGCCAGCCAGCCCTCGATGTCGAAGGCGCTGTCGTCCAGCAGCCGCTGCGAGGCGCGCGGCAGCGCCGACAGCTCGTGCAGCGGAATGCTCACCTTGTCGAACAGCGACGGCGCGGTCTCGGTCGGCGCGGCGCCTTCGGTGATCCAGCCGGTCTCAAGGTCGCCCCGGTCCACCAGCACTTCGAACACGCCGGCCTCGATCTGCACCACATTGGCGACCGCGCGCACGGCGCCCGCGCCGCGCTTGACGCCCTCGAT